GCCTTGTGAGCGTGTAGCCGTCAAGGATGCAGGTCTTGCAGTTGACCGCCGTCTCATGGTAGCCGACTGGGCACGGCTGCTCGCCGGGACATATAACCTGCGCCTGCGCCACCGAAGCCAGCAAAATTAACGCTGTGACCATGTAGTATAAGAGACGCATGTCAGTCTGCCACTATCCTTAAACCAGCAGGTGCTGAGGGAATCTGCTTGCTGAACCCAAAAGGGGCCGTGCTACTGCATCCCCACATGTTGCAAGCCGCCACCGACCCGCTGTAAGAGCCGTTCGGCAGGCTGGCGAGGTCGTACTTGAGCGATCCATCCGGCTGCGCCACGAAAGTCACCGGCTCGCCAAGGCCGGTGATCTCATAGCCGACCACCCCCGCCTGCGGATCGCAGACGAGAAACGGGGCCGCGTATGCCTTGAACGCGACCAGCAGCGTGAAGGCCGCAAGGATCAGGGCCGTCAATATTACTTTCCTGAACATCGTCATTCTCCTTTCTTTGAAAGACAGGCCATGCACATGACGAACACGCCGAACACGATGCCGCATCCGAAAGCGGCGATGTATGGGATCACGTCCATCATGTGATCGTCAGCAACGATGCCGTAACGTCGATCGTGAACGTCTCGCCGGCCGCGAGGCTGATGCTGCTACCGTAATCCCAGTAGCCGATCAGCAGGTCAGTCGCCGAAGTGTCGTTATACAGGATGACGTACCGGAACGGCCCGATGCCGCCAGCCGTCGCCGTGATCACCACATCCGTCGTGCAGGCCAGCGTGTACGTCCCGCCGGATTCCGAGGATGACGCGATGGTCGCAGAGTGGCCGCCGGTCGTGTAGCCGTTGGCCGCCGCCGGAGGAGGATGCAGTGTGCCGGGCGCAAAGACCGTGTCCGACGCCGCCGTTGGTGCAGTGTTCGTCAGCGCGAACTTGAGCGTGTCTGACCCCAGATTGTGTCCTCCCTCGGCCAGCGCCTCCAGAAATTTGTTGAATTTTGTAAACGTCGCCATTACCTATTTCCTCCTTGTTTCGTCATCCGGGAACCACCCGGCAATACACCGGATACCGGTCGGACCCGTCCGCGTTCTTCTGTACCTTTAGCCAAGAGTTTACCTCCTCCGGAGTCGGCCGGCAGGTTTTCAGCCACTCCAGCGCATCCGGATCGACCAGCGCCAGTTTGCAGATATGCTCCGAGCAATACTGGTACTTGTCGCTTTGCAACCAATCCAAGCCGAGAAACTGTCCAATCACGCCAAGAACATCGTATCGCGTTTCCCACCAGCTCTTATGCAGACAACTTTCAATCACCTGAATCAGGCCCGCCCGCTGCTCCGTCGTCCACGTCGGACACCAGAACACCTTGAGGCTGTTCTTCTTGAACGTGGTCACGAGGGCCTCATGGAACCACCAGGACTGCGTGGCCATCAGCCCCGGCTTGTGCATCCACATGAAGTGCGAGTAAAAAGACTTCGTGACCAGCTTGATCAGCAGGCCGAACAGCCCTTGTAGATTGTCGGAGATGACCATCATCGGCAGCTTCTCCGCCGGGACCGCCGCCAGGTCGTCGAGCGTCAGGTATGTTACCGGATCGACTTTGTTCATTCCTTGTCCTTCACGTCGCTGTCCTTCGCGGCCAGGCCGAGGAGTAGCGATCCGACGCCGGTGACTAAAAGCTGATAGTTGATCGGCTCACCCGATAATGCCTGGACGATCTGCGGCAGGCCGACGATCCCTCCCGCCACGCTGGTAAACCAGCTTTTTGCCCATGACTTCAAGGTTTCCATGATTTCCTCCTATTTCACGATGACCGGCTCAGGCTGGGGGATGATCACCGGCTCCGGCTGGGTGACGATGATCGGCGCGGGCTGTTCCACGACAGTCGGTGTCGATGTCGCATCCATCGCGCCCACCGTCCCGGTCGTCGAATTCGTCAGGTTGGCCGTCGTCCCGCCCTGCGTCTTGACCGAACTGCCCTGGCCGTACATGTTATAGTTTGTGCCGCTGTTGATGCCTTTCAGCTCGTGGGCCATCCAGCCCATTCCGCCGACGCCGATCAGACCCGCCGCGATGCCCGTCACGGCCGGAATCCATTTTTCGGAATAGTCTACCTGGCGGAATTGCGGGATGAAAACCTGCTCACCCTGCTGCGGAGGCGCGTAGACGACAATCGAGGCGACGTTGGAAAAGACCATGTCCTTCTTCGGATCCATCGCCTTGATCTCGAGGAGCGGCTTGTTAGGAACGGAGCGCGCTTTCATGATCTCCGCATTGTACCGGTAGTAATCCCGCTCCGCGTCAAGCATGGCGGCCGTGGGCTGGCAGGCCTGAAAAAACGGCAGCAGGGTCAGGATCATCAAGATGCAAATCAGTCTTTTCATGTCTCCACCACCTTCGGCCTTCTGTACTGGAAATGCGGATAGTCCTTGTTGCGCGTCCAGGAGCCTCCCCAGTCCAGCCCGAGCTTCCGGCCGATCTCGCCGGCCTTCTTCCAGTCCCCGTTCGATATGTCCCAGCAAAGTTTTCCGTTCTTCAGGATGCAGATGTCGAAGGCCTCGCCGTCGATGTGCCTGCTCTTGCGGGTCCACGTCACGATCTGGCCGGGCTTGCTTCGCCCCCTGGCGTAAAGCTCGTCCTGATCGGCCTGTGTCCGCCTCGTGCATGTCGTAATCCATGATATTCCAGCCTTGTCCATCTCCGCGCAGAACTGCTTGTATAGTTCCCGCATCTCCGGGATAAGGGCCAATGGGCTACGGCTTGCCATGGTTCGCGTCCCTCATTTCCTTTTCGTATCGCCGTATCTGGTCCTCACGGATTTCCTTCGTGACGCCCTTCAGGTCCGTCAAAGCATCCGTGATGTAGCTGAACTGCGTTTCGACTTTAGTGAGCCTGCCCTCGTGATTCAGCATCGAGATGAAGAAGAACCCGAACACCGCGATGATGACCGTAAGGACAGCCCACCACTTCACCGTTATCGTGCTTTCGCCGATGCTCCCGCTGCGCTGATCAGGCATGGTTACAACCCACCTCATGGTCCTTTCCTCAAACAACGAGGATCAATAGGTTTCACCCTGGGCCACCACGCAGATCGCGCCCTCGCCGGAGGCGTCTACCGTCAGGGCCGTTGCCGCGCCGACCATCAAGGCCGGGTTGAAAACGAAATTCGCCGTAGCCCCGGCGACCAGGTTGACCGGGCCGATCAGGGCCGCCGTGACTGCGCCGCCCGTCTCGCCCGCGCCAATCGTGACTGTGATGGTGGCCGCCGAGTTGATCGAGATGCTGCGGATGTAATGGCTGATTCCCGCCGCCGGGGCTGCGATGATCTCCTCCGTCCCGGAGGCATCGGACGAGGTGGCGTTCTTGATCCATCCGCCCTTGTCGGATTGCGGACTTGTTACCGTGATTGCCATGTCAAATATCCTCTATTTGCGAAAGCGCGGGAGGCCAGGGAGTCGAACCCCCCGCGCCAGAGAAGGGCCTGTGTTACACTTTCGCGCTCACATACGCGCCGTCAGACATCGGCGTATAGAAGATCGAGAACTGGATCGCGCCTGTCGCAACCGTGGCCGTGGCCGTGTTGATCCCGATCGTGCCGACGCCGGACACCGTGCCGACAATCTGCGGAGTCGGGTTGACATCGGAAATCGCCGGAGTCGCCGTGAGGACCGCGGCTGTGGCTACCACACCGCCGACCCACATGACCCGCTCGCCAACCGCAAGCTGCGCCAGGGATGCGGACGCCGCGCAGAGTGGACCTACCGCGATGACCGGAGTGGTCGAGGTGAACGTGTAGTAGAGGACGCAGGCGTTGTTCGCCAGGACCGTCGTGACTTCGCCGAACAGCGAGTGAATCCGGATGCGGCCATATACATCAAATAGCTCCGTCTGTGTCGGCCCCGTCTTTAGATATGACGATGCTGCCAGGATCGCCGTGTCCACACGCAGGCCGTTCATGAGATCGCCGACAACTTCGATGGTCGAGGGACTGTAATTTCTGGGCATTTCTTTTCCTCCTTGAAGATGGAGCGGCCCGAAGGCCGCCCCAGTCAGGGTTTAGGTCAGCGCGGTCGCCGCCACGTTGTTCTTGTATCGCGGCTGGAGGATCGCCGTGATGGTGACGTTCCCCGTTGCGCCCGTGGACGGGTCCGTGAAATTGAGCGTCAGCCAGTCGTAGGTGTTCCCCGCGCTGGTCATCTGCGAAGCCGGTACTTCGACCACCAGCAGATAGTTGTCATAGGTGCCGTGCGTGATCGACAGGGATGCCGACGTTGACCATGCGCCGAGGACATCCGCATTTGCCGCCAGGCAGGCCGCCGACCCGAACGCATACCGGAAGGTCAGCGCCGATGTCAGCGCGCCGTCCGTCGCCCCGGCGTAAGCCTGGAGCGCAACGGATGCCGTGCCAAGCGCCGCGAACTGGATCAGGAAAGTGGCGTGGTGGTAATTCTTCATGTTGATGCTGTCCATCGTCATCAACGTGTCGTGAGTCGAAAGGTCGTAATTGCTGGCGACCGGGACGAATTTGAGATTTTCTGTCAGGAACATTTTGTTTTCCTCCTTGTGATCTGCGCCGGGCGGTCGTCCCGCCCGGCAGTTAATGGTTAATGTCAGCTTCGGGTCGCGAGGGCCACGAAGTGCGAAAGCGTGTCGCTGCCCTTGTAGGGAGTCAGCGCGGAGGCCCGCTCCGGTTGGCCATCCAGCCTGAGAACGAAGCGAAATACGCTTTCATCATAAAGGTATTGAACATGTATGCTCATGTCGCTCTGGATGCCGCCCTTCTCGGCCAGGATGTAGCCGCCGAGGTCCGCGAAGATGATGTCGCCGACGGTCCCGAGCGTCGCCGCCTGCTCAATCGGGATGACCGGCCTGCCGAACAGCGTGCCATAGGGCTGGCCACTCACGCCGCCCGCGGGCATGTAGACCGGGACGCCGCCCGTTCCGACCGACATGCTCATGCTGAAAAGCTGCGGCTGGATGTTCTGATTGATGTACCAGTTCGCGTTCTGGAGCGACTGCGGGAACATCCTGGAGTACATTTTGACGACGTTTTCAAAGACGACCGTGGCCGCTTTTTGACCCTGTTCCTTGGCAACGCTGACCAGGCAGCCGGCATTCAAAATTCCCAAAGGCTGGCCTGCGCCGGTCCCGTTGATGATGGCGTCATCAATTAAAAATCCGAACTCGGACACGAACGCCTGACGGATGAATGATTCGAGCGCCGCCGCGTCGGCCAGAAGCTCGTCCGTCGCGTAGCACACGCCGATCAGCTTCTTCAGCGACAGCTCGATCTGGCGGAACTTCGGCTTCGAGGCGGTCTTGAGCGCGGCTTCGTCCTTCCAGTAGCCGATGATGCCGCCGGAGCGCGTAGAGGCCCGGCTGGTTTCATCCACGCCGTTGATCTTGATGCTGTTGGCGTTGCTGCTGATCTGAATCCGGCGGCACTTCGGGGCCAGGATGCCGGTCTGGAACACCTGCTGGAGCAGCTCGCTGGAGAAGTCCTGCTGGACCAGGAATCCTCCGTCGCTCGGGACGGTCTCGCCCAGGCCGGTCGCGGCGCGCATCTGGAGGAGGCGCGGGTCGACCTGACCCCCAGGAGTTCCGGCCCGGACGGCAGCGATGAGCTGGTGGCCGAGTGTGGGGAACCGGTCCTTCGCGGAGCGGTCTTCCTGCCCCTGGCCGTGCGGCCGGGGCTTCGTCAGCGGCGCGTGGGCGGGCGCTTCCATCTCCTTGCGAAGCCGCTCCTCACGCTCGCGGGTGTCGAGGATGGCGCGGAGGCCGTCGACCTCGTCCATCATGTCCCGCTTGTCCTTGATCTCGTCCGCCGACAGCTCCCGGTTCTCCGACTGGCAGCGGATGTCGATGTCCTCCATCTTCTTCAGGAACCGGGCGATGTTCTCTCTTAGCTCTGTTATGGTCTTCATGTTTCTATTTTCCTCCTTGGATGCTTTTTAAAGTCGGGTACTTCTTTTCGTACTCTTCCAGCTTATGCGACCACCTGTCCGTTCCCCTGGTGTCGGCCTCGGAGTGGTTCACCACCGGCTCCGGCGCCGTCCCCGCGTGGTCCACCACCGGCGCGGGGAGGTTCGGGACGAAAGCGGAAATTGCCCTCAATTCGTCTTCCGTGAGTTCTTCTTTTGCCTTGAGCTTTGCCCAGATGCGGTCTAGATCCTCCATCGGATCGGGAGGCGGCGGCTCTGACCGCTGCGCCTTCTTCGCCTCGAACGCCGACCGAACCTCTGCAGACGTAGTCGGATATGCGGGATAGGTCACAATAGACACATCGAACAGCGTCACGTCCTCAAGCACCCGCTCGTCAGCGTCGTAGTTCACGTCGGCCTTGTTTACCTGAAAGCCGAATGACATCTGCGAGACGTCGCCGCGCCGCATGGACGCCAGGAGGTCGTTCGCCCAGGTCGCCTGCACCGGGTCGATCTCCACGGACAAGCCCTTGTCGTCCTCGCGGAGCTTCAGCGTCCCGGCTTTGTTGCGGCCCAGGACGTAGTTGGGGTCGTGGTTCCACAAAGCGCGGATGTCGTTCTCCTTGATGGTTTTTCTGAACGCGCCCGGCTTGATCGACTCCCGGAACCAGCCGCCGATGTCCGCCCATGTATTGAATACGGCAGCGTAGCCGGTGATCTTCGGCGAGGCCTCCGCGTCGACGCGCAACTCCCCGGCCGACATGTAGCGCCGCTCCAGTTCATTGATGTTGATGTATCGTCCCATGACTGCCTCCGTGCTATCGCTTCTCGATATCCTGTATGACGGCCTTCTCCTTGACCTTGCTCCGCAGGATTTCTTCCGCCCGCTGCAAAAGTTCGATGGCCTCCCGGATCGTGATCTTGTTTTCGACCATATATTTAAGCAGGCTGCCGGTCTTGCTCACCTTCCTCCTCCTCGTCCTCATCCGCGACCTTCGGCTCGCCCGCCTGCCCGTTGCCAGGCTTCGGCAGCACGGCCGGGACCGGCTCCTTGCCGGCCTGGACCAGCGTCTGCATGTTCATCGGCACGAAATGCTCATCGCCGCCGGCGACCGGGTCGAGGTCCTCCTTCTCGCGGATCTCGTTGACGCTCATCGCGCCGATGTTCCACATGGTTTGATAGAATGACGCCCGGCTGGCGTTGTCGCCGCGCAGCAGGCCCTCGACGCTGTGCTTGTAGTAGAGGCGGCCCCGTCCGTAGTCCCCGCGGTCCCCGGCCGTCAAAAGCTGGGTGTTGTAGGCCGCCTCCAGGCGGACCAGCCACGGCAGGATGCTGTCCGTGACGAAGCTGATCTGTTCGCTTTCTATGTTGCTGAAGGATGATCGCGTGAGGTCTTTGAGCTTGTGCGGCGGCAGGTTGAACCACCGCGCCACCTCCGGGATCTGGAACTGCCGTGATTCAAGAAACTGGCTGTCGTTCGGCGGGATGCCGTACTTCTGGACGCTCATCCCCTCCTCAAGCAGGAGCAGCTTGTGCGTATTGCCGAGGCCGGAGTATGCGTTGACGAGGGATGTCTGGAGGTTGTCGTGCGCCTGCTGCGAGAGCTTGCCGGGATGGCTAACGATCGCGCCCAGATGCGTGCCCGCGCCGAAGTACCGCGACCCGAATGACTCCATGGCCATGCTCAAGCCAAGGGACTTCCGGGCGATGGCGATCGGCGAGTAGCCGATGAAGCCGTCGTAGCCGAGGCCGTGGACGTGCAGCACCTTCTCCGCCGGCAGGATCACGTCCTGATCGTAGTCCATCCGGATGCGGTAGACCAGCCGGCCGTCCTGCATCTTCGGAGACACCCGATTCGGCGTGATCGGCCACAACTCCTTGACCTCACCGTAGCCGTTCCGGACGATTTCGGCGTAGCCGTTGCCCCAGGTCAGGACGTGCGCCATGAGGACTTCCCGGCAGACCAGCGCCGTCATGTACGGATTGGCGCGGTCGTGCATGACCTCGTAGGCGATCCGCTCGTCGGCCAGGCGCTTCCGGTCGCCCTTGCGCTGCATCAGGTGCAGGGGCAGGGACGCGATCGTGCCGCTGATCAGGTTGACCGCACACCAGACCGCGCTGTACGTCAGGGCCGTGGATTCGGTGACTTTCTCGCCGGAGAGGGATTGCGAACCGAGGAGGTTCCAGAGGGACTGGTCCCAGGCCTTCGGATCGGTCAGGGACATGCCGCGCTTGAAGTATTGCTTGATCCTGTCGAAAAAGGTCAAAGAAAAGCCGCCTTCGCAGATTTCGCTCTGGCGGGTATTTTCAACGATGTTATTCTACGATTTCATTGAACGGATGGAATATATGGAAAATCTGGACGGTATTTTTCAGGACAATGGCATGATTTTGCTTTTCAACCTAAAATTTACAACAGAATCCCTTGGTATTCGGATCGTCCCTTGATATTTTTCTGCCTCCAGAAGGCCGTTGTCAATCCACAAGTAGATGACTGACTTTGACACGTCGAAATACGCCGCGACCTCATCGACGCGGAGAAGCGGCTTCGGCGGGATTGTCTTCTCGATTTTTTCTGGCATGTCGACTCCTGCGCGTGCTTACTATTTAAATTAATCGTTAAGGGGGGAGTGGAAACACCCCCCCCTCTTGCGGTTTGATTACCGCTCTGGCAGCAGTTTGTCTTTTGTCGCCTTCCCGATCTCGCAGCCGGAACATTCGTCAACATGCGACCCGGAATAATCCAGGCACTCGGCCCGCGTGATGAGATCATCCTGGAGCGGGCATTTTACCTTATCCACCTCCGGATCGCCGAGGCCCATGTCGATCGCAACCTGGTCATCCATAATGTTCATCCGCTCAAGCCCCTGCATGGTTCGCTTGTTTTTCGACGCGATCCCGTAAAAGGAAGCGATGGAGTTCAGCGTCTTGACCTGGATCTCACATTCACGCTGGCAAGCCGCGATCACCTCCATGTCCGGCTTCTTCACACCCTCGATAGACTTCATCAACCGCTTCATCCTTGTGTTGCTCTCCCGAAATAACGTCACGATCTGATTCATTTTCCACCTCCCTTATTAAATGTTTTAATTTTTTTAACGTGCGTTTAACTATAATGCGATAACGCACGGTTTCTACTAATTCTGGCGTTAGTTCTTTTACTGGTATATTAACCGTGCTTGATATGTAATGAATATGTAGCTTCTTTCTTTTTTCCGTATTACGTGCCTTGTCGCTACATGCCATACATGTTCTTTCATCGCCTTTATATTCGGGTGTATTTATGCAAATTACCCTCGCTTTCCCACATATTGGGCAGTTAACTATTGTTTGTTCATCGAAAACGCATTTTGATGAACAATATAGACTTTTTGACTCTCCCCAAAAACCTTTTCCGCAACACCTGCATGACTTATAAAATTTCTTTCGGTAGTTCTTCCTGCATTCCGGCGAACAATAAATATATCTTTTTTTTGATGAGTCCGTTTCAAATATCTTTTGGCATGTCTTACACACACTCTGCCCGTAAACAGCAGGGTGTGATTGCTTATATTTTTCAAGAATCTTGGCCTTGTTTTTATGATAATAGTAGTTTGAATCTCCTCTGCTTTTTTTAGAACACTTTTTGCAGTAACTTTGAATCCCAATGCTTGAATGATTCAGTTTATAAAAACATTCAGCCGGTTTATATTGAAGACACTTACTGCACAAAAAGAGAGTCTTGTCTGTCTGATGTTGTCTTTTTGTTATTCTTGGCTTGCTGATGTCGCCGACATGGCAACACTCTCTGCATTGTCCTTGAATGCCGTGTATGCTTCTGTTGTCCTTGTGGAATTCTCTACGGTGCTTAAATGTCTTGCATTTATAGCACCAAAAAAGATTCTCATCTGTCGGATGTTGTCGTTTCACCCCTTCGTCAGCTCCTTCCGGCAGCTCACGCACAGCAGCACCGGCCGCTGCGCGTCCAGCTCCTTCCCCGTCGGCGACATCAGGGCCGATACTGTATAGACCACCACGGCGGGCATGAAGTGCCTGCAGCCGCACTCGCAGGCCAGCGGCGTCGCGTTCGTCACGTCAATCTGGAACCTCTCGCCCGGCCGGATGCTCTTCATCTGGACCCCAAGGTCACGCAGTCTCTTCGCCTCGCCCATCGCTGTCCTCCTTAATCACATCATCCAAATCCTCTCTCGCACATCCAAGATGTTCACACGCTAGCCCCCTGCTGATTATACCATGAGACAGGCAGAGGCGTACCAGCATCAGTATGTCGCGTTCCAGCCTCTTGTTTTCTGCCCATAATTTGTCGATCCTCTGCTGTGCCATTGCTTGTGAGATTTCCCATGAGTGGCTTTCGAGTTCTTCTGTGAGCCGCTCAATCTCCTTATCCTTCTCTGCAATGGCTTTGTCCTTCTCATCAATCACATTTGCCAATTCACCTATGGGTTTGTCCCATAACCCCAGCCGTTTCATCTGCTCATAGAACGATTCTTTAGCCATCGCTGTCCTCCATTCTTTGTAAATTGATACATACGAGCAGCAAGGAAATTTTTGTTTTCCAAGTCTTTTCGAAGCCGCTCAATCTCCTTATCCTTCTCCGCAATGGCGGCAAGATGGTCAGCGTAGAGGACAAATTCCCCGCTATCATCCGCATTAATCGGATCGCATTTTGGGTCGCAAAAATGATATGGCCTATAAATCTCATACCGTTGAATCATGGCTGTCCTCCTTTACAAAATACTCTGGTGGCAATATAGCCATGAGTCCATCGAAGATTTTCCGCATATTATCGTTCTCCGCTTCTAACTGCTCAATCTCCCGGTCCTTCTCTGTAATGGCGGCAAGGTGATCGGTGTAGAGAACGTAATCGCCATCAAACGTTTCGACCATATGCCGTGCTTCCTCGCCCAACCAATGTCTGTACCGTTTAATCATCGCTGTCCTCCTTTGTTAAACATACCGGGCAATGACCCTGCGGAACCAGCATTGATGGGATAAAGTTAGGGGTGCTTGTATCCTCTGGCCCGTTTGAATAACGACCACGCACCCACTTTGCGTTTCTGCTGTATTCAGCATGGCATTCATGGCATACAACCGTGTTATCCCATCTTGGTTTTGGTGTCCTTCTTGCTCTGCACTCAATCATCGCTGTCCTCCTTCTCCAAAAAAAACGCATATGCCCTGTCGCAATCGTATATGGTTGTATCGCGTGTCAATAGATACCCCGCATCTGCCGTCCCTGAAGGTTTTGGGCTATGCTTGAGCCGTAGAAGTTCTGTTAAGTTAACCCGCATCGCTGTCCTCCCCATCCTCGGATCTCAAATGACCGTATTTACGGGGGTCGGCGTGGAAATGCTGGCCCCGCTCCCTGCGCACGTGTTCGCCCTCGGGGTGGCCGGGAAAGTAATCGTCAATCCACCGGAGCGAAAAGTGACAACGCCCATGCGTGTCGGTCGGCCCGTGAT